AGGTTTAAACAAAGCTAAACGTTCATTAAGAAAAAAGTTTGGTATTAATGTTAGCGAAGGAGAACTTCGTAGACGTATACATACACTTAAAAAAAATCGTGAGCAAGCTACGTGAGTGCTGCAGTTTTGTTCTGTGAAGGGGGGGTTTTAAAAATTCGTCAGCACGGTTACCCCCCTTCTCACTGTTAAAAAAAATAAATTATGAGTATTATAGCATTAAGTATTATATGTGGTATAGCAGGTTATGTTACCTGGAAAACTATAAAGTATAACAAAAGAAAAAAAGAAAATGAAAGGAATAATAAAGAGCGTTGTTGCAGTAGCAATGAAAAAGGGAAAAAGCCTAAACGTTATAAAAAGATTTCTAAAGTTAAAGTACAGAATAAACGTAAGTCTAGAAGTACTAAAAACAAGAATTAAAAATGGAAAATAAGACTAGCTTAATATTGTTAATGGAAGATTTTGGTGAATGGTGGAAGTCACAAGACAATCCATCTGTACCTGATTTTGTTAAATATAAAATAGAACAAAATAAACTTAATGATGTGACTCTTGTTACAGGTCAGTTAATACAATTGTCTGAGTTATTAGGATATATTGTAGATGGTAAATCATAAAAAAGTTTATTGCAGTTTTTTTAATTTAGACACAAGTGACCACATTCTATGTACCAGTTGTGGACAAGTTGCTGTAGACATTCATCATATACTCCCACGGGGTATGGGCGGTTCAGAAAAGGATTATATAGAAAACCTTGTAGCGCTATGTAGGAAATGTCATGATAAGGCTGAGTCAAATCGTTCATTTAATAATAATGTGAGAATTAAACATCTTAATAAGGTGTTATATAAATTAAAAGAAGGTATGTAATATACCTTTTTTTATTTTACTTATAGGTATGCAGAGTACCTACATAGGCACATTGTAGTAGTACTCGCATTGCATTCCATCTTTCTTGTGCCACACAAAAGCATGTGCACGCTTCATACAAGATATGTATCCACTATCATCATGCCATTGGTCTGTAGGGCTCATGCTTCCAAGATGTCTTACTGCAATACCATTTAACTCTTCCACCTGACCCATAATACCCGTTTTAAGGCTATGTAGATGCCCTCTATGGACTTCAATATGTTTTACGGTACTCCACACTTTACGAAAGCGTTGTGAGATTACAGAGGCTAAATTTTTATAATTCTTAACTCTGTGTCCGTGGTCAAATATAAGTAGACATTCTCCATATACATATCCTTTCATTAAACTTCTTCCGTTGTCTACTGTTATATGCGGAGTATTTTCATACAATGCTTCTAATGCATCTCCCATATGTAACATAGATTCTTCGTCGTGATTACCTGGAACAACGACAACACGAACAGGAGATTTTTGCGACAAAGCGTTTATGCATTCAACAAGAAGTTTTCTACCAAAT